CGTACTCAATAGTCGAGAATCATCGCGACCATTGGTTGAAAGCTGAGTATAACAACGCTACGTCGTCGGCTCAAATGGCTTCTAAATGGGAGGACCTAACGAACGACGATGATTTCCCGTATTTGAAGTACGTAACAGCCGGGGACGGTCGAGTGCGTGGCGAACACGCGAGGTTGAACGGAACAACTTTACCAAAAGAGCATACTTTTTGGCACAACTTTTACCCGCCGAACGGGTGGAATTGCCGTTGCACCGTTATTAAGATGTCGGATTTATTGGAGGAATACGGCGAAAAGGTGACACCACAATCAAAAATACCGAAGATAAAACAGGACGACGAGTTCAATATAAATGTCGGCACACACCGGGTTTTGTATAGCCCCGAACACGATTATTTTGCAGTAGGTCCACAGTTCAAAAGCGTTTTGGACACGTTACCGGCTGTTAAGCCATCGCAGAGAGTTAAACCAATAGACCCCGAAAAATGAAAACCTGGAAGTCAGCGGCTAAAATGATGGAGTTTGAGATCACGCACGTAAAGCAACAAAAAAGGAAAATACCAAAATTGATTGCAAACGAGGCGGTGAACCATTACACGTTGAATTTCACGCGCGGAGGGTTTAAAAACAAGGTGACTGTACCGTGGCGACCGCGGAAGCATTACAATGCCGAAACCGACGCGGGGCGGGGTGTTTTGATTGGGTCCAAATCATTAAAAAAAAGAGGGTCGGGGAAATCTTTGTCGCGCTCAATAGTTAAAAAACGGGTGACAATGAAATCCGTTTTAGTAGGTTCAAACGTAAAATATGCACCGGTTCACAACTACGGGTTGATGTCGGGGCGTAAAGCTGCGCCGTTTAAAATGCCAAAGAGACAATTTATTGGTCGGAGTACCTATTTAAACACAAAAATACGTAAATTGATTTTAAGGAGAATGTTACCAAAATGACACGCCAACTAATACAACAAATATTCGACAAAATAGCCGCGGATTTGCCGGAGGTAAAAGCGTTTGGGGTGTTCAACAACACATTCGAACGAATTTCGCAGGGAGACGAAAACGGCGTTCGGTTGCCCGCAATTTATTTGTCGTTTCCCGAGGGCATCGAGTACCAACAAAACGGGAGCGGGGCGCAGCGGTCCGAGACTTTCACAATACGTTTTAATATAGGCTTTCGAATACTAGACGACAAAAACGTTTTGGACATATTCGACTTCAAAGAAAAGGTTTTCGAGGCGTTCCACAAATTCCAACCAAGCGGTTCGGGATCGTTTGAACGCATAGCAGAAGCCGCCGACGAGTTACACGGCAACATTTACGTGTTTCAAGTAGATTTCAAAACAAACATAATTTCAACAAGTAGGTTCGTAGATAATGACCGAATCCCGGTTACAGTTGCGGGCGAGGTTTCGGCGAAATACGTAGACAGAATATAAAATGGCTAGATCAATAACAGAAATTCAAAACGCTATCATTGCAGACATCCAAGCGGACACAACGTTGGGGGCTTTGAACAGCCCATCCGCCACAGCTATTTGGAGGCTATGGACTTTTGTAATAGCAACAGCAATTCACGTTCACGAACGGTTTATGGACATAGGAATTGAGACAATGGAGACAATTGCACGGGATGCAGTACCAGGGACGCCGGGGTGGTTGCAACGCCGTGTTTTAGAATTTCAATATGACGAGGACAACAGGCAGTTTGTAACAGAACAGCCGGACGGCTCGGTGGGTTACACTACAATCGACGAGTCGTTGCGTATTATTTCACGTTGCGCAGTAGTCGAAACGGAATCCGGGGTCGTTATAAAAGTGGCTAAAGGTTCGGAACCGTTGGAAAAGTTAAATATTAACGAATTAAACGCTTTACGCGACTACGTGGACAAAATAGGATTTGCGGGCGTGTTTATACGTTCGGAATCATTGGACGCGGACATTTTTCGTATTGATGTTGAAATCATCTATTCGGGGCAGTACCTACGCGATACGGTACAATCTGAGATTGTAACAGCATTAAAAAGCTACTTAGCGAATTTGTCAATTGAGAATTTCAACGGAACAGTTGTTCGGGAACAAGTCGTTGATGCAATTCAACAGGTACCAGGGGTTGAGGGGATCGACACGCAAGGTTTAAAATTGTTTGGGCAACGCTCGGGGCAGTCGTTCGAAGTAATTGAAAGGCTTTACAATTCAGATGCGGGGTATTTAGAGTATGACGAAACAGGGTCAATAATCACAATGACGGCAAAAAATGGAATTTAGAATTGATTTCCCATTAATGGTTTCGCGTTTGTTTCCGGTTAACAAGCGAGAACAAAAACACATCGCTTTTTTACGCGCTTGCGTGGAGCAAATGAATGTGTTGAATAACGCTATTTTTTTAGTCTACTTTGAGAAGCTACAAAGAGAGGCGAGGCGGTCGGCTCAAAAACTTTCGTTCGAATCGGTTTTAAATGAAGAATTAAACCCGTTAGGGGGTCCGCAAATATCAATAGAGAATAACAGTTCGGATTTTGAACCGTTGTACTTTCACACCGAACCGGAAAACTATTTTATAAAAACCTTTTTTGGATCAAACGTTGGGGGCGCAGACAACGAACCGGTGTATTTCGACACCGAATCAATATTAGCAACAATAGACGGTTTTACCGTTTGGGTTCCTGGGCATGTTTACGACGTTACACCAATTGAAAAGATAAACTTTGAAATAAACCGTTTCAGAATTGCAGGAACAAAATATCAAATAATTAGATACTAAGATGGGAATTGAAAAACAAATAATAACACCACCACAAACAGGAGGGGCGCCAATTTTTATTGAGGACATAGCGCAGTTGCAAAGCAACGCAAACGAATTGGTTTTACCATTATTGAAGCACAACGCCGAACAAAACGGTTTTCGTTTCTCTTATTCAAACGGACCAGGGGCGCCAATAATTAGAGACACAAAAGCGGGTGCATTTATTACACCACCTATTTATTCAAATGTAGTAGACGACGGGTCCAATTTTGTGACGTGTGACGTTGCGCCGTTTTCGGTTTTATTAGGCGATAAAGTTTGTTTTTATCCGGGTGGTTCGATTCAAGTTAGAAGTTTTACAGCTGTTTATCCAAGCTACATTGCCGTCACACCTGGGGTTGAGTTAAAAGAAGCTAGAATCTTTAGAAATGGAGAAACAAAAGACGTTGTTGTCACGAACGAGGTTGTTTTAACTGAGGTTCCAACGGGGCAATTTGGGGGGGCGGTTCCTACATCTATAAAAAACCAATATGCCGTTGCCTTAGACCCAAGATTCAACCATGAAAACGGGTTTTCTATTTCTAATAAATTGTATTGGCAGAAACACCCAAATTTTCAATGGGACACCGCGGGTTTAATATCATCTATTAACAACGCAAATTCCGCAATTCAAAGTTCGGATTTATTGGACACGATCGGAAATTGGTTAAACATACTAGTCGAAGCAAATTCCGACGTCACGGCTTCAAATGTTTTGGCACGAGTGGACGGGCTAAAAAGTTCACGTTTGGCGGGTAAATTCACGATTCAAAATATTGCAAACTCTTCGCCAATAAAGTTGGGGACGATACCGTTTCAACCTCAATTCACGCAATATTTCAGCAACAACAATTTTTCAGAGTTCGAAATCAGAACTGACAAAACTATTTGGGTAACATTTACAGGTTCGGCACCGTCTACGGCTATTGTTTACCTCGACGGAATAACAATCCCCACACTTTTTTAATCCTTAAAATAATAATCAATGATGCGCCGGAGCAATTCGGCGTCCGTTGTTTCCGTTTCTTTTTGTAGGTTCTCGAATTGTACTTTTCGACGTCCGCGCAGTTGTACGCGGACTATTTTAGTAGGTATTGCCATATTATTGCATTTTGTTGGCTCAATATGGCTCAAAAAGAACACTAAAACAACCTAAACGCGTAAATTGTTTATATGAATTTTGAATTGGCAAATATTGAGAACAACGGCACGTCGGCAATTATGCGGATAAACCGAAAAATTGATGCGGACCCAAAAAAGGGGATAACGGGCGAAATGTTCACAAAAGAACACGATGCTTTAGTTGATGCAGGGGTGCAAAATCTTTTGGTGACGATAAATTCAAGCGGTGGGAACACGTTTCAAGGTTGGGAGATATTCTCAACGATTGCGGGTTCACCTATGAAAACGGAAACGCAAGTTGTCGGGGTTGCGGCGTCAATGGCGGGCGTGATCAGTCAAGCAGGAGATAAAAGGACCATAAAGTCAAACGGTTTGTTTCACGCACACGCACCACGCCCCGAAGAGGGAAAACAAGTTGGCGCGGGAGTTTTGAACCAGGTCTACAACCAAATAAAAACGGTTTTCAATGAAAATTCAGCAATGGGAGAAAACGAGGTCAACGAAATGTTGAGCGGTGAAACGTTTTTCAATGCTGAAACAGCAATAAACAACGGTTTGTTCGACGAGGTAATCCCAACAACAGGGAGAACGCCAAAGATTTCGGAATCTATGGACGCGGAGCAAATAATGAATATAATCAACGAATTTACATCCGACCCGGCGGTTTCCGGGAAACAAAAAGTTCAAAAAATGAAACAGGTGAACGAATTGTTGTCTTTGTCGGCGGATGCTGCGGAGAGTTCAACAGTAGAAGCAATTCAAGGGTTGCAAAACACGATTTCAGACGTTGAGAAAATCAACAACGAATTGAAATCTAAAAATGACGGTTTAGTCGAACAAGTTGAGCAAATGCAAAACGAGTTGGCAACAATCAACAAATCAAAAGCAATCGAATTAATCGACAACGCTATTGCAGGCGGAAAAATTAGTTCGGAGTCGAAATCTCAATGGCTTGCAAAAGCAATTGGAGACATCGAAAACACGTCGATTTTGTTGGACTCAATCAAAGGAGCGAAAGCGCCAAAGATCATGGGCGAACCAGGAGAAGCGGGTAAGACAATCGAAACGGTTGAAAACTCAACATGGACTTTCGAAGATTGGTCGAAAAAGGACCCGGCGGGGCTTTCACAAATGCAAGTGGAAAACAACGCGAAGTACGAAAAATTATTCAACGCTTACATAGCATAATTTCATTGAAAAATGGCTGAACAAATATTAAAGGTATTTAGCAAAGACTTGCAAAAAAACTTATTCCCGGCGAATGAGTTTTACAAGCAATCAAAATTGGATTCTGTAACGGGTGGAACTGTTGAAGTTCCTCAAAGTGGATCAAAACCAACCGTTGAAATCAATTCAACGGTTCCATTGACACCGGAAGAAAGAACCGATGACGTGTTAACGTATTCTGTTGATAAATTCAACACACCACCAATTTATGTTGAGGACGCAAACGAGGCGGTGATCAACTATTCAAAAAGAATGGACATAATGGGCGACCACATCGCAATGTTGAACACAACAATTGCGGAGAGAATCGGAACGTCATGGTGTCCGTCTAACGGGTCAACATCATTAAAAACAACAGGGGCGACACGTCCAAGTTCGGCGGGTGGTGCTGCGGTTAAAGCGGTAACATACAACGACATCTTAAACTTAATGACGGCTTTAGATGCGCAGGACATTCCGGCAGATGGTCGTTACCTTTTAGCGTCGGCGAACATGTACGCGGATTTGTTAAAATTACCGGAATTTATTTCTAGTGATTTTCAAAAAGGAATGCCGGTTGAAAATGGCGTTGTGGGTGAGATTTTAGGATTTAAAGTCTACAAACGTTCAAAATCTGCAAGATACAACAACACGTTCCAAAAAATTGCAGCGGGAACAAGTGTTCAAACTACGGACCGCGACGCAATCATTGCGTGGCATAAATCATTCGTAAGACGTGCAGAGGGTAACGCCAAAACTTACGGTCGTTTCGATGATCCGGAATATTTAGGTTCTATTGTAAACGCAATGGTAAGAGCCGGAGGTTCTAAAGGTAGAACAAACGGCGAGGGTGTAGCGGTATTAATCCAAGACACTTTCGCATAAGCGAAATTGAAGTTTTCAATTTAATTGAAACCGGGTGGGGTGTTCATCCAACCCGGTTTTTTTGTTTAAAAAAATTCGTTATGAAGTACAAAAAAGTTGAAGTTATAGGGGGCTTAAAAGTCACAAAGCACAAAGAGGGTGCGAGATTCGGCGAGGTTTTGACCGACGAAAGCGGAAACACAAAAGTGTTTTTAACGGCTGAAGATGCGGACAAAGCAATTGAGGCGGACAAGAAGCCTAAAAAAGGAAAGGAAACCAAAAAAAGCACTAAGTAATGGCTTTAAATAGTATAGTATTTAACAGAAACAAATCCGGATTGGGTGGACCACTACTAAACAACGACCACATTTCGGGGTTGGTGTTTTATAGAGCGTCAGTTCCAACGGGATTTGCTACGGCTAACATTCAAAAGGTGTTTAGCTTAGAACAAGCGGAGGACCTGGGAATCACAAAGGACTTGACAGAAGACTTGCATTACCACGTCTCAGAGTTTTTTGAGAAACAACCGAAAGGTGAATTGTACATCGGTATTTTTGACGAGCCAGGAGAAACACCGGATTTTGAGGAGGTTGAAACAATCCAAGAGTTCGCAAACGGTGAAATTCGCCAACTCGGTATTTGGTTGGACGACACGGTAACAGATGCGGCAAAAATGACAACTAGAGTTGCAGCAATACAAGCAAAAGTTGACATCTTAAAGGCTAACGACATGCCGTTAAATGTTATTTTTGCGCCGGATATTCACGGGCAAACGTTGGTGTCTTTACCGGATTTGAGAACAGGAACAGCAAACAACGTTTCTGTAACAATCGGACAAAGTGGAAACGGAGAAGGTAAAACTCTTTATACTTCGGAGGCTAAGTCTATCACGGATTTAGGCGCGAAATTGGGGGCGGTGTCTTTCTCTAAAGTTCACGAGTCGATTTCTTATGTTGAAAAATTCCCAATGGTAACATCCTCGGGAGAGTTTGCGGAGCCGGCGTTTTCAAACGGTGATTTTGTAAAGAACACACCGAAAGCGCAAATCGAAGCGTTGGACGGTTTAGGCTACATTTTCTTAGTTAATTTTGTAGGCTATTCGGGGACGTTTAACAATGATTCATACACGGCAACAGCCGCAAACGATGATTTGTACACAATAGAGAGAAACCGAACCATTGACAAAGCGGTCCGCAGAACGCGCCAACTGTTATTGCCAAAATTAGGTTCACCGCTTTATGTTAACCCGGACGGCACGTTGACACTTGACACAATAGCAACATTTAAAGGGCTTTGTGATCAAGGTCTAAAACAGATGGAGGCAGACGGAGAATTGAGTGCGTCGGCTACAATTATAAACCCGGAACAGAACGTTGTTTCAACTTCAAGATTGGTGGTTTCTTTGGAACTTGTACCGGTAGGTGTTGCACGTTCAATTATTGTAAATGTTGGATTCGTTCCAAACGTAAATTCTTAAAATATGGCAGTAGATAGAACACCATTAATCAACGGGATCGCCTATTCTTGGGTAGACATGACCACCTCAATTTTCGGGGTGCCAATTGCCGGCATAACTGAAATCACATACGAGGAAACAGCCGACGTCGTGAACAACTACGGCGCAGGACGTAGACCCGTTTCGCAGTCAAACGGAAAAATTGAGGTGACCGCTTCAATGACAATTGACCGCGCAGAATACAACGCTTTAGTTGCTGCGGCACCAGGTAAAAACTTAATGAACATACCAAATTTTGATTTGGTGGTTGCGTATTTACCAGAGGGGTCGGCACCGGTTGCGGACATCATTAAAAACTGCAAATTTAAAACTATGTCGGGCGGAGCGTCGGAGGGCGATTCTAACGTTGTGGCATCGTTGGAAATGGTTCCGTCCAACATTGAGTGGAACGCGACAGTTTAAAAACAGTTAATTTGTGTTAGAGAAAAAGGGGGTGTCGTTTGACATCCTTTTTTTTTGTATATTACGAACCAATTAAACACAAATTAAAATGGCAAAGTCACAAAAAGCACTCGAAAAAGAGTTAAAAGAACTGAAATTAAAAATGGGCGAACGCCCGTTATTCGCACTTACCACGTACATTGACGAGGACGACGAGCAAGAAAGAACGATTTTCTTAACGAAACCGGACCGCATGACGCGAAAAGCTGCGGAAAAGATAATCCAAAACGATACATGGAAAGCCACAGAGGTATTTTTGCGTGGAATGTATAAAGGTGGTGACGACTTAGAAGAAATTTTAAAAAACGACGACGCTTTCATGATCACGCAGGAGCAGCTTGTTTCAATCATTAAATTGAAATCGGGAAACGTCACAAAGGTGTAGAACATTTGCGGTTGTCGTTGGGTGTTCTTAACGAACTATTTTTTAAACCCGGCGATGATCGCGAAACGGATTTCGACACCGAGTTGGACAAGCGCACCGAGGACAACGAATTATGGTGTTGGGAATCAATGTTGGTTTACCATTTAAAACTAGATATTGAGACGGTCCAAAGTTGGGATGACGACAAATTTTTTGATATGGTCGCCCGTGTTCGTTGGGTAATAAACGAGGAACAAAAGAATTGGAAAAATAAGGTGGGGGCATAACGTCCGCACCTTTTTT